GAATTTGACGTAGAGGAAATATGCAGGATATTCCGTGTCCCGCCTCACATGGTGCAATCGCTGAAACGAAGCACGTTTAACAACATTGAACACCAGAGCATTGATTTTGTTGTTCATACATTAGACCCGTGGCTTCTGAGAATTGAACAGGCAATCATCAAAGACCTGCTGCTTGAAAACGAGAAGGATGTGTATTACCCGAAATTCAATGTTGACGGGCTGTTGAGAGGCGCGGTGAATGAGCGAATGCGGGCATACTCAGTAGGTGTAACGAACGGATTTTTATCCCCGAATGAAGTGAGGCGCAAAGAGAACCTGCCGCCAATCCCTGCCGAAGAAGGCGGGGATTTTTATTTTGTGAACGGTTCGTATACACGGCTTCGGGATGTCGGTGCGGCTTATGTGGAGTAATTAGTTATGTTGAGTAAATGCGTTGTAAATACTCAGTTTTTTCTGTTACTCAACATTACAAAAAAAGGATGTGAATAAAAATGAATTTCTGGAATTTTACGAAAGACGAGAACGGAGAGCGGGTTCTTCGGCTTGAAGGCCCGATTGATTCGGATGACATATGGGGCGATGAGGTAACGCCCAGAGCATTCCGCGAGGAGCTGAACGCCGGAGACGGAAATATCACGGTCTGGATTAACAGTCCCGGCGGGTCAGTGTTTGCGGCTTCAGAGATATACACAATGCTGTGCGACTACAAGGGCAAAGTAACAGTAAAGATAGACGCGCTTGCCGCTTCAGCCGCTTCAGTTGTGGCGATGGCCGGAGACCGCGTTCTCATGAGTCCGACAGCCATGCTTCTTATACATGACCCAATGACAATGGCAGAGGGAAATGCTCAGGACATGCAGAAAGTAATCGAGACGCTGAATGTAGTGAAGGACGCAATCCTGAACGCCTATGTGCGTAAGACGGGATTAAGCCGGGCGAAAGTGGCCAAGCTGATGAGCGATGAGACGTGGATGGATGCCCGAAAAGCCGTAGAGCTTGGCTTCGCTGATGAGATTATGTTTGAAGGAGGTGATGGAAATGACCACAAAGCGCAGTGGGGAGCATACTCCACGAGAGCGATGGGACAGGCAATTATTAACCGGCTTGCACCTTCCCGCGATGGTAATCCCTTCGCAGAGAAAGCGCATGCTGAAGCCCCCGCTGATGAAGAGCGTTCGGTGCTGATTGGCGTAAACGGGAAGACTCAGGACGGTTCAATGCCGTATGAGTTATTGGAGAAACAGCTTGAATTTTTACGGTAAGGAGCAAAAGAAGAATGACGACAATAATGGAACTGCGTAACAAGCGCAATGCACTGTGGGAGGAAACGAAAGCGTTTCTTGAGGAACACCGCGATGAGAAGGGCATGGTCGAAGCCTCAGCGGTAGAACAGTACGACAGAATGACGGCGGATGTAAAAGCGTTAGGAGAGGAAATCAAACGCCTCGAGGCGCAGATGGAGATGGACGCGAAACTCTCCGAAGCGACATCAGTCCCCGTACAGAACAGGCCGGGCGCGGCAAAAGCCGTATCACCGACAGCGACAGAGGAATACAGCAAAGCATTCTGGGCGAACATGCGGGGCGATGTCTCGTATGAAGTCCGCAATGCCCTGTCAACGGGAATCGGCGAAGGTACAGGCAACGGCGGGTATACCGTTCCTGATGAGTTTCACCGCCAGTTAGTTGAGGCACTTGAAGAGAATAACGTGATTCGCTCGCTGGCTCATGTAATCCGCACAAGCTCCGGGACAAGAACGATACCCATAGCGACAGACACAGGCGTGGCCTCATGGGTAGAGGAAGGAAGCGCAATCAACGAGAGCGATACAACATTCAGCGTCCAGAATCTCAGCGCGTACAAGCTGGCATGCTTAATCCGTGTGTCGAACGAACTGCTTAACGACTCGGCGTTTGACATCGCTTCACACATAGCGCACCGCTTCGGAGTCCGTTTCGGAAATGCAGAGGAAAACGCATTCATCAACGGCACAGGCGCGTCAACTGACCCTGAAGTGCCAAGTCAGCCGACAGGCATTCTCACGACGCTTGCGACTCCTTCGGTGAAAACAGCGGACGCGGAAACAATCACATTCGATGATGTGTACAAGCTGTTCTACACGCTGAAAGGCCCGTACCGCAAAAAGGCTAAATTCCTGTGCAATGAGACAGTCCTGCTTCAGTTAATGCTGCTGAAGGACAAAAGCGACAGGTATCTCTGGAAACCCGGCCTTGAGGAAGGCAAGCCTGATACACTTCTCGGACACGAGATAGTAACCAGCACATACATGCCCGCGCTTGAAAGCAGTGCCGCAAAGGACGCAGACAAGAAAATTCTTCTGTTCGGCGATATGAGCTACTACTGGATTGCTGACCGCACAAACCGCACATTAAAGCGTCTCAATGAGCTTTACGCCCAGCACGATCAGGTAGGATTCATCGGCACACAGCGCGTAGACGGCAAACTCATTCTCCCGGAAGCGATGAAAGTCCTTGCGATGGGAGCAGCCAGCTAGGTCTGGCAGATTATCGGGGATGCGGGCAAAACCCGTGTCCCTCTTTCAGCACAATGACTAACATTGTTTCAGTTTCAGAAGCAAAGCTGTATATGCGCGTTGATTTCCCGGATGATGATGTTTCAATCGAGAGTTTGCTGAATACAGCGCAGGTTCTTTGCCGGGACGTTGCGAGGCTGTCCTCTGAGGAATGGGAAAACATAGTGAGTCTCAGCGAAGGTACATACAACGGAATGAAGTACGCAGACCTGAACAGCCTGATGAAGTCCGCTGTGCTTTACGCATTGAGCTACCTGTTTGAACACCGCGAGGAAGCCGACCATCACGAATTAACGCTGACGCTGAGAAGCCTTCTGTTTTCAGTGAGGGAAGGTGTGTTATGAACATAGCCGCGATGAATGAGCGCATAACTTTTCAGAAGCACATTGCTGAAACCGATGAAATCGGCAACCGCATAAACACGTGGGAAGATTATTTTTCCTGCTGGGCTTCTGTCTCGTCTTCAAAGCTGAATGTGAACGAGAAGAACGAAGCAGCGCAGACATTGGAGCAGGAGAGGCTTGACTTCACTGTGCGCTGGTGTTCGCAGACTGCCGAAATCACGTCAACCGAATACAGAATAATTTTCAGGGAGCGTATCTACAACATCGACCATACAGACATCATGAAAAGCAAAAAACAGTCGCTGAAGTTCAGCGGATATTTGGTGCGGCGATGAAGATAAGCTCAGGTGATTTTTCAACAGCAATGGGCAAAATTCTCGCTGCATACGGCGATGATGTAACGGAAGCGACACGGCGTTTAGTCAAGCGGGCGGGAACTGAGGCAAGAGACAGGCTCAAGCAGACCTCGCCGAGAAACACGGGGCAGTACGCGGAAGGCTGGACTGCCGGCCAATACACATGGACAGCTTTGGGAGCAGAAATCACTGTGTACAACGCCAAGAAGCCGGGACTGGCTCATCTTCTTGAGAACGGCCACGCAAAGCAGAACGGCGGACGCGCTCCCGCGAAAGTTCACATAAAGCCTGTGGAGGAAGAAGTCGGGCGAGAGCTTGAGGAAAACATAAGGAAGGCGGTTGCAAATGTCAAAGGCTCTTGAAATCTTGCAGGAACTTAGGAATGCTGAAGGGATAGATTTCGCATATGACCACTTCGCCGAAGGGGAAAGCCCGCCTCCGCCTTTTGCTGTCTATCTTTACCCGCAGACACATAACTTCAGCGCGGACGGCATTGTGTATTTCCCGGTGAATGTAGTCAGCATTGAGCTTTACACAGCCAAGAAAGACCCGGAGACGGAAAAGAAATTAGAGCGTCTGCTTATGGGCGCGGGAATATTTTATGAGAAGTCTGAAGTGTGGATTGCTTCAGAGCATCTCTACGAAGTGTTATACAGATTTGAGGAGGAAGATAAAAATGCCTGAGAATAAAGTGAAATACAACCTGAAGAATGTACATTACGCGCTTGCAACGATAGCGGCGGACGGAACAGCTACATACGGCACTCCAGTGGCTTGGCCGGGTGCTGTGTCTCTGTCTCTTGACGCACAGGGCGAGCAGTCTATTTTCTGGGCTGACGGCATTCAGTACTATGTAACGAACTCCAACAGCGGCTACGAGGGCGATTTCGAGTCGGCGATGGTGCTGGAGAGCTTCCGCAAAGACGTTCTCGGCGAGATTCTTGACGGCAACGGCGTTCTTGTTGAAGACGCTGACGCACAGCCCGTACATTTCGCACTCATGTTCGAGTTTGACGGCGATGCGAAACAAATCCGCCATGTTCTCTACAACTGCACATCTTCGAGGCCGTCTGTAGCTTCACAGACAAAAGAGGACTCTGTCGAGGTACAGACCGAATCGCTGACAATCACCGCCGCAAGCATTAAGAACGCCACGCTCGGAAAGAACATTGTCAAAGCAAGGTCGGCGGCTGATACTGACGCTGAGGCTTATAACAACTGGTATTCCGCTGTCTACACGCCCGCTTCGGAGAGCTAGACTATGTTCAGGCAGATAAATCTCACCACGAATGACGGCGGGGAAAAGCCGTTCAAGTTTCTCGCTACTGGCACAACAGCTTACAGATACCGTCAGGTGTTCCATCAGGATTTGATGGTTCAGTTGAGCAAAATGAAAAACTTTCAGGACGGCGATGAAAACTCTGACTCCACGATTTTCGAGAAGCTGGCGTTTATCATGAACGCTCAGGCTGAGGGAAAGAACATGAACACGCTGAATTTCGACTCATTCCTAGAATGGGCTGACCAGTTTGCCGGAATGGAGCTTATTACAC